CAAGCCGGTCACTATCGGCGGTGCCGCCTCTCTTCCGGTGGCGAAGCATGTGCCGAAGGCGGCTTCTCAAGCGCCGACCAAGCAGGAATTCGATGCGCTTATCGATTCTCTGGTGGCCGCTGGCCTGATGGCAGCTAAGTAAGTGATTGGGGGTGCGGCATGACTGCCGTGATTGGTGATCTGATTCCAAGCGCCGACTCCTTCCAAGTCGATGCCGGTTTCAAGATGAGGGCCGCTCAGGCTGCGATTCGCAAGTATTGCGGCTGGCATGTCGCGCCTTCCGTCACCCGCACGATTCGCTTGGATGGTCATGGCGGCGACTCGCTGCTCTTGCCGTCCAAGCATGTGACCGCGCTTTCGAGTCTGCAGCTCGATGGCGTGGAGCACGTGCAGGACGCGCGTTTCAGCGAGGCTGGGAGCCTCGTGCTGGTCAATGGCACCACTTTCCCTGATTTGCCGGGGAGTGTGGAAGTGACCATCACTGATGGATGGGATTTGGATGATGTGCCGGAAGTGCAGATGATCCTGTTGGACATCGCGTCTCGTGTGATGCAGGTGCCCGGCACGGTATCCTCCCAATCCACGAATGGCTCAAGCGTCACCTACCGGTCAGGTTCCGATGGTGGCGTGCCTAACGTGGCGCTTTTCGATTCCGAGAAGCGTACACTGCAGCCTTACCGCTTGTCGTGGGGGGTGAAGCCGTGACTTCCGCGTTGGATTATCTCGGTCATGGTTCGCCCTTCAGCATGCCGGGCGCGACCAAGTGGCTGCGACTGCGTGCCAAACGCAAGACCAACCCGTACAATCCGGCGCAGACCGAGCCGGATTGGAGCGTGCCGCCGGACGAGCTCGCCATCATGGGCGCGCTCTCATCCAGCTCCAGCATGCGCACGCCGGACACGCTCGACACACAGACCGCATCCACGGCGTACCTCACCATCCCGGATTCGACAGCCGACATCAGGATAGGCGACCGTCTCCGCGCAGACCCTGATGACGGGCGTTTGTGGGAAGTCGACGGATTCCCCTCGAAGGACGCGAACGCTTTCACTGGGTGGCGTCCGACCTTGGAATGCCGTCTGACGGAAAGAAAGGGCTGATAATGGCGAAAAACAGGATATCGGTCGACTTCAATCCGAAGTTCTTCGACGAGATTCTCAACAGCGCCGGTGTCAAGTCGCTCACCATGCTGGCCGCGAACAGGGCACTCGCCTACGCGCGGGCGTCCGCGCCTGTCGATACCGGCGCATACCGCGACGACCTTGGAATCGAGGAGGTCAAAAGGGAGCATCGAACGACCGTCATGGTCGTCGGACACGACCCGAAGACCCTGCTCGTGGAGGCGCAGACCGGCAATCTGGTCAAAGCGTTGAAGAAGGCGAGGGTCTGATGGCAAGCGTTATCCCACCAGACCTTGAGCTGTTTCTCACCGGCTGGCTGCGCTCTAACATCACGGACATCCACGGCCTGCAGGTCGGTAACCGCATCCCGGACGATTACGACGGCTCCTATCCGCTCGTGGTCGTGCGTGACGACGGCGGCACGCAATCCGCAGACCGTGTGGCGTTCGACAGGTCGATAGGAGTCAACGTGCTCGGATGGACGCGCAACGATACGAAACCATGCCGTGATCTGGCGGCCCGCGTGTACGGCGTGCTGACCGGCGAGCCCGGAATCCTCATCGGATTCGCCGAAGGCAGCCAAATCTGTGCCGTCGTTCCTGACGGATGCAACGGCCCGTACCCGGTCAGCGAGGACGCGGCATGGTGCCGCTACTACATGACCGTCGAATATTCGACGGCAGGAATCAGACAACCATAAAGGAAGGAATCACCATGGCCAAAGACAGTCAGGGCATGGATCTGGGACAGGTGGAGGCGCTCGTCACCGCAGCCATCATGATCGTCCCGTACTCCACCGAAAACAAAATCACGCCGGAGATGATCGCATCCAGCAAGGCGACGACGGAACTTCCGGCCGCCTACAATCGGTCGACCGCATGCATCGGACTCGTCAAGTCCGACGGCGGCAATCAGGATTCGCGTGACGGCGACGACCCGCTGGAGTTTTTGCAGGACGGGTACAAGAAGCTGCCGTTGGCGTCCAGCCTCACGCAGACGTTCAGCCCGGCTGAAAACAACGAGCTGACCCGCAAGATCACTATCGGCGAGCCGGACGCCCAAGGCGTCTATCATGTGTCCGACATCATCCAGGATGCGAAATGGATGGTGTATGAGGAGGAGACGTTCGACACCGGGCGTGTCCACCGTCGTGCCGGTGTCGTGCAGGTCACCGGCAACGAGCCTGACCAGCAGGAGCGTGGATCGGTCACAGGGCGAGCATTGACCGTCGAATGGATGAAGGACCCGCTGTATGTGGATGCGGAGCATCCGAACACGCGCTGGATTGAAAGCTGGTACGACCCAAAAGCGTGACGGCGGTGGCCGTGACTTCGGCTGACGGCAATACGAGGCCGTCGGTCGTCCAAGGCGCGAAGCTTGCGCTCAAGGCCGTCGCCACCCATGTGGACGAGACCACCGTGGACGTGACCGGACAGGCCACGTTCACATCCAAGGATGTCGGTGTGGCGACCGTCGATGGCGGCACGCTCACCGCCGTCAAGGCCGGAAGCGCGAGGATCAACGCCACGTATGGCGGCGTGACATCACCCGATCTGACGGTCACCGTCACCGCACATGCCGCTTGACCGGCGGACGAAAATCTTCCCGGACCGCCTATCTCGCCTGTCTGCGCGGTCCGGGAACCATTTTTACCGCAGGCAGGCGAAAAGCAGATAGGACAAGACAATGACTTCAACTTCCACCGACTTCAAGCCGACCGTCGAGGATTTTGACCAGTGGACGGAGAAAAACGATGAGGAGGCGTTCGCCTCCATCGCGCAAAACTACAAGGTGCGCCACATCATCAAGGGCGATGTGTATTGGGCGCTCGTGCCCGGCGGACGCACGTACAAGCTTCCACTGTCGATGAGCATCGACGATTTCACCAGACTGTCGAACACGTCCGATGATACGGAAAGCGTCGAACAGCTCAAACGCATTCTGAGCGCCTTCGCCGGAGACAAACAGGCGAAGCAGCTGAACGGCGAACCGGTGCAGGTCGTATTCAATCTTCTTTCCGACTATGGCGACGCGGTAGTGCGCGCGCAGGGCGCATCACTGGGAAAATCCAATGGTTCGCCCGCCAGCTCGCCGACCACGGGAGCGTGATCCGAGCCGATTTCACGGTGTATGGGTGGAGTCTGCAAGCCGATCTTGGCGGCAGGCTCCGTTACGGCGACGCGATAGCACTCCTCGAGCAGATTATCGGCGATCCGTCGACCTACACGGGCGCGGAACTCAACGGCTTGGATTATCCGGCCCGGTGGGGTGAGATACCGGTCGTCTACGCGCTTGGCAGCGACGAGTATCCGAAACCGTTCGATTCGCTTGCGAAACGCTTGCGGGCGGACAGGGAAAAGGCCGAACGTGAGCGGCTGCGTGAACAGACCAAGGGCATGAGCCCGGTATTCCAGACGCTCTACAGGACTGATTTGGACAAAACTGAATAGTGGAGGTGCCGCATGGCGTTCGGCAGCGAACTTGGTTCCGCGCACATCAGCGTTTTCCCGTCGATGAAGGGTTTCCGCAGCGCGGTCAACAAGGAGGTCGGCGCGAGCGGCAAGGCCGCTTCGAGGACCTTCGATTCGAGCATGGACGGCGGCAGAAGCGGTGGACTGTTCGGACGAGCGTTCAAAAACGGTTTCAAGCAGTCGGCGAACGATTTCAGCGCGGACGTGTTGAAATCCTATGAGCGTGACGTGGCGAAATCCACGGCCGCATACCGTCAGGCCATGCTACAGCAGAGGGCGGCGGCGAATCAGGTGCGTGCCGCCGAGGAGAGCGTCGCCAATGCCGTCGCCAAGCATGGTGAGGGCAGCACGCAGGCCGAGGCAGCGACCATCAGGCTCGAACAGGCGCGGCTGAAGCTGTCCACCATGACCGACCGTGCCACGCAGGCCGAGAACCGGTTGAAGGACGCGCAGAAGGCGCTCAAGGACGCGCAGGACAATCTCGCCGCCAGCAGCGAGAAGACAGCCGGTTCGCTCGGAGCGGCGTTCAAGAATCTTGGCGCGACCATTGTCCAGCCGGTCTCCGGCGCGTTCGGACTGGTCAAAAACGCGGCAACGTCGGCGTTCTCCGTCATCGCCACGAAAGCCCGTGACGGCATGAGCGCTGCCGGCGCTGCCATGCAATCCACAGCGTCACGTCTTACCGCGCCATTGTCCGCGAAGTTCTCCTCGATGAGCTCGGCCATCGCGGCAAGGATACCAGAACCTTTCAAAAACGTCAGCAATGCCATCGGCGGCTATCTCAGTAACGTCGGCGGCGCTGTCGGCGGCGTGCTGTCGCAGATTCCTGGAGCAGCCGGCAGTGCCGCATCGGCGATAGGCTCCAAGCTCAAAAGCGGAGCCGACACCGCATGGAATGCGATCAGCTCCATGTCCGGCAAGGCCGTCGGCGCGTTGAAGGGCATCGCCACGGTCGGACTGGCTGGCGTAGGCACCGCCGTCGCTGCTTTGGCTGGCGTCGGCAAGAGCGCTCTCGACGCATACGCGACATACGAGCAGGCCGTCGGCGGCGTGGACACGCTGTTCAAGGATGCGTCCAGTACAGTGCAGAAATACGCTGCGGAAGCGTACCGGACAGCCGGAGTGAGCGCCAACGAGTACATGACGCAGGTCACGAGCTTTTCCGCGTCGCTGATCAGCTCGCTCGGCGGCGACACGGCGAAGGCCGCTGAACTCGGCAACACAGCCATGATCGACATGTCGGACAACGCCAACAAGATGGGCACCGACATCGAAACCATTCAACAAACCTACCAGAGTCTGGCGCGCGGCAATTACGCCATGCTCGACAATCTTAAGCTCGGCTACGGCGGCACCAAATCCGAGATGGAGCGTCTGATCGCCGACGCTAACAAGGTCAAGCAGGCGAACGGGGAGATGGGCGACCTGTCCATCGACAAGTTCTCGGACGTGGTGCAGGCCATCCACATCATGCAGCAGCAGATGGGCATCACCGGCACCACCGCCAAGGAGGCCGCGACAA